CGATGCCGGCATTTATCGCCGCAATGAAGGCATCTACATCTCCTTCATAGCCCTCGTTTATGCGCTTCCAAAGGTCATCACCATCTTTACTAAGATTTGATAGTTCGTTAATAAAATCACTCCTAAACTTCGTTAAGTTTGCTTTCGCTCTTTCAAAACTTGCAGATTCAGAGGTGAGAGAAAATGTTATTGGCCCTTTCCCTTTGCTGGCTTCTTTCGCTGCTGCATATGCTATTCTATATTCTTTTAGAGCAAGAGAATAGTTTGTGTAGGCATCGCCTGTTGCTTCAATAAGTTGTAAACTCTTCGAACTCTCTGTAATAAGCTCTTGGGCGGCCTTGGCCTGTGCGACCTCGATAATTGCATCCCGCAGGTCTTCATAGGCGCCGACGGCATTTCCTACCATAACCTGTTCTGCGGCCATATTGCCGAAATAGGCAGGGTAGATGTCTTGCAGCTTCTTGACGGCCTCGGCCCGTTCTTCATAGGGCTTGGACAGGTCAGTCGCGGCATTATACAGCAGGTTCAGCTTGGTTAATTCGGATTGCGCCGACACAGAGCCTTGAGCCATCGCGGAATTGAATTGCTCAAGAGCGGCAGCGGCGGTATCTATTGCTGTCTTGCCTTTAAACAGCGATGCCACCCAGCTTGTTATTTCCTTTCCGTAAAGGGTAAGTACGGTAACTCCGGCGACAAGCAGGGTCTGCCACGAGAAGATGGACGATGCGATCTGCTTCCATACGGGCGTGAATGTTTGCCCGGCTTTCTTCAATTCATNCGAAAAGAATATTTGAGGACCATACGCCAACGACGGCAATTCGCGGGCAACCTGCTGAATCTGGAATCCAAGCATATTGAATCCGGAAGCATAATTACCGACATTGCGGGTGTGTACCCCCATTGTAGCATCTAGTTCTTTAACTTTCGTATCAATGGATTCGATGTTTTTGAGCAGGTTTTGCCCCCAGCCGCTTGTTCGTTCGCTTTCATTCAACGAGCGATATACGGTGCGCATTCGTGATAATGCTTGCGACATTTCGTCAATGGATCCACGTGCGACTTGTTCGAACTTGATTTGATTGACTAACTCTTTTCTGGCGCGAGATATGGCCTGTTTGTATTCCTCGATGGATAGCGTAGCTTCAAGGCGGCTTGACTTCTGATTCTGCGTCAATTTCATGCCTTGACTCTCCGCTTTATTCAGGCTATCTATCTCCGATTTAAGACGCTTTATTTGAGCTTCGTATTGAGATATAAGGATGACATTCTCCTTTTTTGAAGCATTGACGGCTTTTAATTCTTCGATTAGCTCATGATACGCCGCCGTTTCGGCCTTGGCCGCTTGTGCTCCGGCTGTAGAGTCGCCACCCGTGTTCCCTATAGTGGCCGAAGCTGCTGTTTTGGCCGCCGCATCCATCGCCTGACGCTCCATTTGGGCGATCTTGCGCATGGATTGCTCCACACGGGCCTCCATTTCTCCGATCTTGCGGTTTATGACGTCGAAATCCTTGGTGCTGTCAGGGATGTCCGCCAGCACGCGCCGCAAATGCTCAAGCATGCTGATGAAGCTCTTGAGTTTGTCGGTTTCCGCATTTATTTTGAATGATAAAGCACTCATTGATGTATTTTATTACCTCGTCTTTTATTACCTCTTCTTTTGGCCATTTCGGCCCCCGATCCTTTGACTATCTTTTTCTCGTCGCCGACGAGCGCGCGGACCTTGTCCGTCATCATCAGAAGCATGGTAGGGTAGTTTATGTCCTGAAACGCCTCTTTGTAGGATATGTTCAGCTGGTCCATCATCGTCGCCATGATCCCGGTTATAGTGTTGTTGCCGACGGTCTCCGCAATGGTATTGCGCCGCGTCTTGTCAATCTTGACTGAATCGAACAAGTCTTTCCCCGACACTATTTCTGCTATAGCGCAGGTGGCGTGGGATATTTCCTCATAGGAGGCATATCTCTTGGCGTACCATAGAAATACCTTCTGCGCCCACTTGCGCCGGAACATAAGTCGCGATATTGTGCCCAGAGAGAATCTTTGCCGGCCTTGTATCGATACATCTATCCGCCCGGCAGCAAAGGCCCTTGCCAAGTCTTTGACAAAAGGCTGGTACATCCGGAATGTGAACATTCCGAGCTTTACCGCGACATGATGCTTGTTCAGCAGAGACCGGGCGACAATGTCCGCCGATTTAATCATGATCTTTGGATATGGTTGTCGCTAATCCTTCCATCACGGCGGCCACCGATGCAATGTCCTCCAGCGGAATCATCAGCAAGGTTTTCTGATAGCAGTCGAACAGCTCGGCGAAGGTGCTTCGCTTCATAAAGCGACGGCACAGGAGCCATGCCCTGAGGCGGTGGAATATGCTCCGGCTGCCCACGATTGCCAGCGCAACGCTGTAGGCCATTGCGGCTATGCACGCCTTGCTTTCATCCGGCTCTTTTTTTACGTCGATTGCCGTCATAATGCGGGTGGCGGTCATCGGCGACATTTTGTATATCGTGTATCCTTTTGAAGCGATACGTATGCTGATAAAGTCTAATTTCATGGTAATTGTTATAATGGAATAGGGGTGAGGGGCTTATGCCTCCCACCCCCGTACTTGAATGTTGACAGGTTGCTAAATGCCCTCCTCTTCGGAAGCATCGAACCAGTATTCCGAAGAAACCGCTGCGTTGTCGGGTTCGAGTGCCGTGGCCACAACGCCAATAGCACTTGCGCCGTCGGTCTGGGCGTCGCGTGCGATAACCGACGCCTTCGGGAATACGCAGTACTGATTGTCTTCGGTAAGGGCAACCATGAACTTCTCGATTATTACCACGCCCCGGTTGCGCTTCCACGACGTTGCGGTTGCGGTGCCGCCCATGAGGTCGGCCTTCGTCGAATAGTCGTATTGACCGATGGTGAAACTCATCTGGATATTTCCCATCTCGGTCGATTGGCGATATACGCCGTTTGTGAGCTGATTCCGGTATTCGGTGGTCGACGGCTCCTCCTCCTCGATACTCCACGTATCTTGATGAATGTTCTCGACCTGCTTGGTACTCTCGTCGCTCAAGAGCGTTTTGAGTGAAGCAAGGGTGACATCCGCCGTGACCTTTGCAGGGTCTCCGTAATACAGCTTTTTGATTCCTACTGCTGTTACTTTTGCCATTGTTTTAGTTGTTTTTAATGTTCAATACTCTGAATAATACCCGGATATAGACATAGTGGCATCCTAAGTTCGGATCTTCCTCGCGGCCGATATTTTCATATCTGTACCTATATGCGGATTCGTCGTAAGTGCCGTAGGTCCATTCCTTGAATCTGGCTTTCGCCGCTCGTTCAAGCTCGTCCAGACGCTGGAGATTTGCTTTTCCTTTAATATCGGGGACACATAAGTTGACAGCGATGAAGCAATCTTCCCAATACGTGGCGGGGGTTTGCGGCGAAGTAGGCACTACTACAATGCGTTCCGTCTTTATCCTACCTTCGGGCGTCGCCCATGAAGGAAATGCCTTAATGCCGAAGAGAGAACAACTTTGAATAAGGATGTTTTGTGCATCTGCGGTGGTTATCATTGCATAATCCTTTTAAAGCCATATCTTGGTGCTTTCATATCTTTGTCCGCTTTTGTAGAACCCCAATACGGGGTATGATACCGAATCTTCTAAAGTGGATCCTATTTGACTGCCATGCCGGTGATCGAATATGTTCCTGCCTCGATTGTCAATGATACGAACCTCTTCTTTTTCTTCAATTGGTTCTATGTTGGGCGGCATAATCACTTCATAAGTGTATTGAATAACTTCCCCATTTTGTGATTTGATGAATTGCGCTCTTCCGTTGTAATGGACATTGCATCTACCGACCACCCGCCATTTGTTGACGGCTGCATCCCATATCTCCAATGTATATGGAAATCGAATCATAGGTCCATAAAGAAGATTTGTGGTTCCGGGTCAAATTCGGCGGCAATATCGGTTAGGCCATTATCCTTTGCAAGAGCACAGATGCGCTTGCGCAACATATCCGTATCATATCCGAGGGAGTATCCTCCGTTGCCTTCGGACGAAAGAACGATGAGCTGTTTTAAAACGTCGATTGCTGCCTTTGCAACAGAAATCTTATAGCAAGGTGTATATTCGTCTTTTACAGACATCTCTGCGTCCGTGCAGGCTATCGTAATCAGATTATCGTCTACGTTGTAAGGATATAGCCGTGCCGATATTGCGTCGAAAACCGTCATGTCCGTATTTGTTAAGCGTTCATAGTGGACAGATCGAGAATAGCGATTTTGTTGGGTGCCGTGAAGTTCGGGATCCACTCGGCTCCGTATTCGTTAAAGCGGCCCTCTTCGGTTCGCCAGTTCGAGATCCACATACCACCTTCAAGCCGCGTATACGTCTTGTTCGGAACGGGATCGGAAATCTCGTACGGCTCGTGCCACATCATCTTGCCGATCTTGTCCTGCGGGAGCAGCGTAATGCGATTGTCCTTGAATACCTGCTTGCTCGTACCATCAGGCATCGCCACCATGTCGTCGATGATTCGGACCGGAGGCAGGCCGATACCCGCAAACACCTGATTAGTCATAGCGTCAGTGATGAGACCGCCCGAAAGAGCCATCTGTGCGCCACCGAGAATCATCTTGTAGGTGTTGGCGAATTCCTTGGCGCCGACAATGTTCTTGTTGAAGGTAGAACGCGACATCTCCATTACGGAGAACCGGCCCATTGTCGGCCGCAAAGCCTCGATCTGACTTTTCAGGTAGGTGATAAAGCTGTCCTTGTCTGATGTAGCCGGGGTAATGCGCTTGACAGGCAACTCCATGTCGAGCAACGTGACACCTTGCGGGTTATCCGCAAGAGTGACCGACGCTCTGCCGTCGGAACGAAGATCACCGACTACGAGATCCATGCGCTTGTGGGGCGCAAGGCGAAGCTGACGGATGTCGTCGTAGATGTAGTTGATGATGGCATTCATCGCGGCCGCCTGTTCTGATGTGCGTGCGGAGTTGAATTTGTCGATGAGCGACTTGATCATATCCAGACGGTCGTTATCCATCTGATAGCGGTCCCCTAAGTAGGCGACTTCACCGTATCCACTCCCCAATGACTTGCGCTCCCGGAGAGGTTTGTTGGAGTTGCGGTCGATGATTGAACCTGCCGTCACGCCTGTTACGGTTCCGAGATATGCTTTGAAGATTCTGGATTTGGTTTCCTCGAAGTCAAGATATCGCTTCCAGAATATTTCATCTTCTTGCAATGCTGTAGTGCGGTCGATGACCGCCTTGACGACATTGGGGTCGTTGAAAAGAATTTCGAGTGTTAATTTCATCGTTGTCGTAGTTTAGATGGTGAACAGGAAGCGTGAAGTGAGGGACTCTTTGTCTTTCTCAGAAATCGGAACGTATAGTTTCGACTCCCTAACCTCGTAGGCTCTGCCGATGGCCGTAACTGTCGCACCGGGTTCGACTTTTGTTACTGCATAATTGAGGAAGTTGGCAGTTGCCTTCGGCGTAGTCCCATCTGCGGCAACGGCCTCGAATAGCACGGCGTCGGCTTCTGCGGCGAGTGCCGCACTCATCGTAAGTTCGTCGTATTTCTCGTTGTTCGTGTTGATGCTTGAAACAGTTGCACCACTAGTACCATCACCTAAGTGCATGCCTTTGTAGGCAAGTGATCCTTTGGCAATCTTGATCTTTGTACCGGTAGTCACTTTTTCAACTACCTTGACGTTCTTAACCGCGGATGCTTTGCGCGTCTTCAGATCGACGTGCAGAGGCGTAAGCGGCATAAGCATCGTTCCATTCGGGACATTTGTGTCCTCGAAATTGAAACCTCCGGAAAGCCTGTAGACTGTGTCAAATCGGCACAATTCTTTCAGTACGTCCATCGGATTCAGGTCATAATGAAGTCCTGCGGGCATTTTTTTTACTTGTTTTGGTGTTTAACAATGTCTTCTGTACCCTTGTTAATCAGTTTGGCGATGTCATCTCCGCTATTGGGGATGCCGCCACCCTGAGCGGGCGCTTCGGATAACTCGAAACCTGCGTCAGCCAGTTCCTGTCTTGCGCTTTTGAAATACTCGTCGAGATCGGCGTCTTGCGCGATGTTTAGTTTGGTTGCGAATTTTTCAGGGATTCCGTACTCTTTGGCTTTTGATGCGATGGTGGCAGCTCGCTGCGCGGCCTGCTGGGTTTGCAACATTGCCGCTGCCTGCTCCTCACGGAGTGTTTTCAGCAATTCAGCCTTCATAGCTTCGGGGTCAAAGGGATTTCCGGGTTCGTTTTTTTGCTGCTCGCCCCCGTTAGCAGGTGTCGCGTTTGTCTTGTTGGCTTTGGCTTTCTCGACTGCCGATGTTACTCGGCTATCAATTTCGGCCTGCATTGCCGAAAGTGCTGACTTTTGCCCCTCGACTACTGCGTCAAGGTTCTCGTCAGTAATCAACCCCGTTGCGGCCAGCGACTCGGCTACCCCGTCGATTGCTTTGGAACTGAACCCCAAGCTGCTATACTTGGTTTTCAGCGCTTCAATAATTTTTGCTTTCATTTCAGGTCTATTGTATTGGATATGTCATTGTGGTCAAAGCATAAAAAAGTCTGTCGGCTTAGAAGGCCAACAGACTGATTTTAGTTATTAGTTGTTATTTCGTCGATGTCTGTTGCTTGATCCTCCACAAGCTCAAGGCAAAGATTTCGACGGTCACGTGAATTACCAAATACTTATGTAATTTTTTAATATTGGAAATTATTTTTATTCTTCCAATGCTTTCATGACACCTCCCTCTTTTGTGTCGTTACTTTCGATAAGTTTTATTTCATCATCCACATCATCTACAAGACCAGCCAGCATTACACCGGTTTTGAGCGAAGCAATGGGTTTTCCACATGCGTCTGTAGCATTTTTGATCTTCTCGGCTATATCGTCGATACTGAAAGGCTGTATCTCGGTTTCAATATCAATAGTCTCTGCAGCACGCATGTACTCCGCATTTAAAGATCCTACGGCAGAGACAAGAAAATTGTATCTGCGCTGTATGTGCTCGCCGATTACTTCTGCATGATTATCTACGGCAAGATTAGTCCCCATAAATAGGAACTGAAACGCTCTGCCTGATGGAACGTCTCCAAGCCCTTTCAATGCTTCCAGCGAAAGCTGTGGAGTGTTGGTCAGTTGATAGGCTTTACTCCAAAGGCCATCAAGTTCCAACCGCACTGAATCACTTGCCTGATCCCAATTCAGATAATACACTTTCCCGCCGTTGGTGATCTTTATCATCCTGTTTTTCCCTGATTGCTGGGGAGTGCCGTGTATTTCACCTTCAAGAATAAGATATGGGAAGAAGCATCGGTCAATACAATCTGCGAAGTTAGACAAAAGGCGCTCCAAGCGTTCGCGGATAGGTTTGATGTTATGGCATAGAGTTTTGCATCTGTACGAATATATGGTAGGGTTCTTTGCGAATCCGTGCTTGAATTCGCCGACTTTGATCCAATCGGAATCAAGTCGCCACTTATACACCTTTTCATCTGTGACAGTCATGAAGTATTCTACTTCGGTTCCATCAACTTCTTTTACGGAGTATTGGCGACTTAAAGCCAGATAGTCGCCAGAATCGTCAAAAAGGGGGTATAGTTT